AATCAAGAAAAAGAAAAGCGTACAAGAGTAGAGATAAAAATGCGCAGGGAAGCCATTAAAAGCAGGTCGCAATGGCTTAAAGAAGCGCAAGAAGCGTTTAACGCATATATCCGCGCAAGAGATTACGGCAAGCCGTGTATAAGCTGTAAAAAAAACACTGGCGCAAAAATGAACGCCGGGCATTATAGATCAGTTGGAGCGGCACCTGAGTTGAGGTTTAACGAACTTAATGTGCATTTACAGTGCGAACATTGCAATTCGTTTCTATCCGGTAATATCATTGAGTATAGAATAAACCTTGCAAAACAAATCGGGATTGATAACCTGGAATGGTTGGAAGGTCCGCACGAACCTGCAAAATACACGATTGAAGACGCAAAGCGTATCAAGGCAGAGTATAAGCGGAAACTTAAGGAGATTTGAGAAATGAAAGAAAAAATTTTTTATTCGATTATTTCCGTTCTTATTGCGTTAATTTTGTTTTACATCATAAGATACGAAATTACTCCAGGGGTTATAGAAACTCTTTGCCGTGATCTTGTGCGGTGCTGAAATGAACTGCCCAAAATGCAGCGCCAGGACAAAAGTGGTTAAACTCAAGCGCCACAAAGACGGCACAAAATACCGCCGCCATGCTTGTGAGTGTGGTTACAGGTTCAGCACGTTAGAAATAGTCTATACTCCAACAATCGGGAGGCCGTATGAAAGAGAAATTTTGCGCTAAGCGTTCAAAATACCGTCCAGCAGAGGGATTCGAAAAAGAGGCGTTTGGACACAGGCATATTTGCGCCGAGTGCAAGGATCGCGAATACATGGAGATAGCAGAGAAAACTCAGAAATATATAATGGAGAAGTTAATTGATGCACGCTGACATCGAGTTTATCCAGAAAACTCTAGCCGCTAATCCAACACTGACGAAGGCCCACTTCATCCGCAAGTGTTCTATCCCGGCAAAAACGGTAAATTACTGCGAAGAAGTCATGGGAATGGTGTTTGGTAGCCCAGACCAGCGAAATCGTGCTAACAGGGCAAAGCTTAGTAAAGATAGAAGATTGTCTTTGTGATTACTGCGCCATTAGCTCAATTGGATAGAGCAACTGAATTCTAGTCAGTGGGTTGAGAGTTCGAGTCTTTCATGGCGTGCCAAAAAGGAGTTATATGCCTAAATTTAAAAAGCATGTAGCGGGTGATTATGGGTGGAGCGATTGGGATACGCCAATCATGCGAGGTTACAAAATGGCGTGTTGTGATTGTGGTCTTGTTCACGATATGGAATTCCGCGTTCTTAAAGTCACCAAGGATAACGGCGATGGAACTTGGGAGTGCAAACCGCTTGATACACAAAAATACCGCATTGAATTACGGGCAAAGAGAAATACCCGATCTACAGGGCAAATAAGACGGTATAAGAAAACTGATCCGATTTGTTAACGCGGGTTTAGCTCAGTTGGTAGGGCTTCTGATTTCCAATCAGAATGTCGCGAGTTCGAGTCTCGCAATCCGCTCAAGTTAATGCCAGCATAGTTAAATGGTATAACGCCTGATTTGTAATCAGGATGCTGTAGGTTCGATTCCTACTGCTGGCACCAGATAAGAGGTTAAAATGGGAAATTCATTGTTTGGTGTGCGCGTTAAGCTATTAATTCCAGATGACGCGCCAGAGAAGGGGAAAAGCGCAAAGTTTAACGGGGAATATATTGGATACGACGGGAGCGAGGGTACGCTTTTGGGGCCGGCGTCACATAGTGCTGCATGGGTTAGGTTTGATTCTCAGAAAAACCCAAATAATTATGTTGGATGTCCGGCAAAATACCTTAAGAGGATAGAATGACAAAGAGAACGGAACTAGGAATCAATCGGAGCTTTGAAATCCTAGAAACTCTCCAGAAGTACGGCAGCATGGAACGATCCTATCTTGATGAATATCTAGGCTACGATTGCAGCAAATACCTATCGGCCCTGATCAGAAAGGGCCAAGTAACAAAAGAATGGTCTGGAAAACGTCAATCAAACGGTAACAAAATTAATATTTACACGTTTGCCAGCATGGAAGAGCAGAAAACCTACTCGAACAAGATGGAAAACACAAAAACAGACTTTGACATAGAAGAAATACATGGATATGTTAGGGGAAGCGAAAAAATCAGGATTCACCTGATGGATAGAAGCAAGCGATTAAAATCTGTGGATAACTTAAACCCTAACAAGGATTTTGGTATCCAATCTTATTACAGCATGGTGTGGCCCGAATAAGGGGATCTCATGGAATACGAGGAAGCCATACGAAGGATTGAGAATTGGGCTTACTGGTCAAGAATAGGTAATGCAAGATTAGGGTATCCACCTGTTGTAAGCTTCGCCAGGCTATACAATCCCAGCAAAGAGGATAGGGACGAGGATTATGTCCCAGAACAGCCCAGGGCAACGGTAAATGATAACGAGGCCGCGCAAACAGAGCGGTGCATCATAAATCTTTCGGACGAATCAAAGATAGTGATTGCAGCTAGGTATTTATCCACAGGGTACTTAAAAGACAATTATAAATACCTAAGAATGACCCATGATGATTACCTCTTGGCTGTTGATAAAGCCATTCGGGAATTCTGCGATATTTTCCTTGACATGAATAAAAATTTCTTATAGCATTATAACCAACGGGGGGCATTGCTCACCCTAAATTTCGGCCCAAGCATAAAAACTTGGGCTTTTTTTCGCCTATAGGAGCCAATAATGGGCTGTAAATCCAAGGGCAAGAAACCGCCGAAGAAATAAGCTATAAGTTTTATTTATCGGACAATCCAAAGGGAACCCGAAATGGCAGGAAAACCAGGAATGCACAAAAAGGTGCTAAACCCGGCCGCAGTGGAGCGCATTAGAGAGCGTATTCAAGCAGACAGAATTATCTCTAAGCTTGAAAATCATATACTTGACGGCGAAGAAATGTCAGCTAGTCAAGTGTCTGCTGCGCTAGGGCTTTTGAAGAAGCGAGTGCCCGACCTATCTGCTGTTGAAATGACAGGTGAAGACGGCGGGCCAGTTAAAACCATTTCCATGATTGAGCTAGTCAGTTTGAAGTGAAAGCCCAGGTGGCACTCCCTGAAAAGTTGATCCCGGTATTTGAAGGCCGCGCGGATGTTAGATGGTCATGCGGCGGCAGGGGGTCTGCAAAGACCAGATCATTTGCCAAGATGGCGGCTGTTCGTGGCTATATGTTCGGAAAGGCTGGGATATCAGGACAGCTTCTTTGCGCCCGTCAGTTTATGAACACCCTGGAGGACTCAAGCCTTGAGGAGTGCAAGAGGGCTATTGAGGAAGAAGAGTGGCTTTCCGAGTATTACGAGATTGGCGATAAGTACATTAAAAGCCGGGATGGTCTGGTGTGGTTTTCGTTTTCTGGCCTAGAACGAAACATTTCCAGCATCAAATCAAAAGGCAGAATACTGCTTTGCTGGGTTGACGAGGCAGAACCAGTTCCAGAGGCTTCATGGCAAATCCTTGAGCCTACATTACGGGAAGAGGGCGAAGGCTGGAGCGCCGAGCTTTGGGTTACGTGGAATCCTTCCAGAAAATCTTCACCAGTTGAATCTAGGTTCAGGAATTCAACGGACCCGCTTATTAAAGGCGTTGTTCTAAACTGGCGAGACAATCCGAAGTTCCCGGAGCGGTTGGAACGTCAGCGCCAGAGAGACATGAAAGGACGCCCTGATAGTTATTCACACATCTGGGAAGGCGATTATATGTCTATCGCCGAAGGTGCGTATTACGCTAGCGACCTAGTTAAAGCCAGATCAGAAGGAAGGATAGGCCGCGTATCTGCTGACCCGTTAATGACCATAAGGTTATTTCTGGATATCGGCGGGACAGGCGCTAAAGCTGATGCTTTTTCTATCTGGGCCGCGCAGTTCATCGGTAAAGAGATTCGGATTCTTAATTACTATGAGGCCGTTGGCCAGCCTCTAGCGTATCACTTGGATTGGATGAGGCAGAACGGATACACGCCAGAAAAGGCGCAAATCTGGTTACCTCATGACGGAAAAACTCAGGATAAAGTGTTTGATGTTTCTTACGAATCGACACTTAAAGAAGTGGGCTACACGGTCACAGTAATACCAAATCAGGGTAAAGGCGCTGCAAAACAGCGTGTAGAAGCCGGAAGAAGGCTATTTGGCTCGATGTGGTTCAATGAAGAAAAAACCAAGGGCGGACTGGATGCATTGGGCTGGTATCACGAAAAGAAAGACGAAAAGCGAGATATTGGACTTGGCCCAGATCATGACTGGTCAAGCCATGCGGCAGACGCTTTTGGCTTGATGTGCATTGCATACGAAGAACCAACATTGCCTAAAAAGAAAACATCAAGCAGGCCTAGTGCCGGTTCATGGATGGGATAAATGGATAAAGACATTCTTAAAGAAGCGAAAGAAGCATTCAAAGAGGCCGAAGAAGCCGAAAATGAAATGCGGAAAGCCGCGCTTGATGATGTCAAATTCGGGCGGCTTGGTGATCAGTGGCCTGATCATGTAAAGAATGACCGTGAAGCAGAAAAGCGCCCTTGTTTGACTATCAACAAAATGCCCGCGTTTATCCGCCAGGTGGTTAATGACGCTCGCCTTAACAAGCCGACTATTAAAACCCATCCTGTAGACGATTCGGCAGATATTGAAACATCTAGAATCCTGAATGGCCTGATCCGAAACATTGAAGTAACAAGCGATGCAGATAATGCATATATTGGCGCTCTGGATAGTGCCGTATCGTCATCGTTTGGTTATTTCAGGGTTAGCCTTGATTACGCCCATGATGATTCGTTCGATATGGATATCAGGATCGACCGTGTTGCAAACCAATTCAGCGTATACGGTGATCCTAATTCCACCACGTTAGACGGTTCTGATTGGAACAAGGCATTTGTAACAGAGCTTGTACCGGTAAAGAAGTTCAAAGAAGAATATGGCGAAGTTCAGGCTAATTTCGAAGATGGCGAAATCAGCGATTGGAGAACAGACGAATCAATCCGAAAGGCGGAGTATTGGAAGCGAGAAGAGATAGATCGCACCATCGTTATGCTTAATGATAGCTCTATTTGGGATAGAGAAGAGTACCTAAAGCGCAAGGACGTTTTTGACGTAATCGGCATTTCTGTAGTAAATGAGCGCAAAACGAAGTCATATAAAGTGACTCAGTACATCATGACAGGGGAAGAGGTATTAGAAACTAACCCCTGGCCTGGTTTGTATATCCCGATTATCCCAGTGTATGGCGAAGAGATTAACGTAGAAGGGAAAAGGCATTTCTTAAGCCTGGTTCGTTCTGCAAAAGACCCGCAACGAATGTTCAACTATTGGCGTACTGCCGCTACGGAGCTTGTTGCGCTTGCCCCCAAAACGCCGTTTATTGGACCTAAAGGCGCTTTTGTAACGGACGCGGATAAATGGGAAACGGCTAACACCAAGAGCCATCCATATATAGAATTTGATGGAAATATTCCGCCGCAGCGACAGCCTTTCGCCGGTGTTCCTGCTGGCGCAATCCAAGAGGCGCTAAACGCAAGCGATGATATGAAATCTATCATCGGCATTTATGACGCCTCGTTAGGAGCAAGAAGCAACGAGACAAGCGGAAGGGCTATTCTTGCGCGTCAACGCGAGGGTGATGTTTCCACCTTTCACTTTATTGACAATCTGAATCATTCGATGCGACATGCGGGAAGAATTCTTGTTGACCTGATCCCGAAGGTTTACGACAAGCCGCGCATTGTTCGCATACTTGGCCCGGATAATGAACCTGAGAACGTGCAAATCAATTCTTCTATCATTGACGAAGATGGCAAGGAGAGGATTTTTGATCTGTCCGCTGGAAAATATGACGTAACCATCGAAACCGGCCCAAGCTTTACAACGCAGCGCCAGGAAGCCGCTGAGCAGATGCTTGAATTCATGCGTGTTTATCCTAATGCTGGCCCATTGATGGGTGATTTGCTGGCTAAGAATATGGATTGGCCGGGTGCTGAAGAGTTATCTGAAAGACTTAAGGCCATGCTCCCACCTCAACTTAACAAAGAGCAGCAGCAGGTTCCCCCACAGATTCAACAGCAAATCGGTCAGATGCAAGAAGCCATTGATATTCTCAAGCAGCAACTTGGAAAAGCAAATTCTGACCTGATGGCCGCAAAAGGAGAAATGGCTAGCGCCGCAACAGAAGCAAGAAAAGCGCAAATTGACCTTGAAATGAAGCAGATTGACGAGCGCATGAAAAAGCTTGATGCGTCTGTGAAGATCGCCGAAATCAGAATTAAAGAGTTTGAGCTTGCTGGAAAACAGCGTGAAATGATGATGAGCGCAATGGAAAAACAAGAAGAACAAATTGAAGAGCCTGAACAAGGATTAGAGGACCAGCAGGAAAACAACCAAGGAGAATGAAATGGAAGAGCTTGACCAAGCCGCACCGGCAGTCGAGAACGAAGTACAAGAAGTAGAAACACAAGAAGTAGAACAAGGCCAAGAGGAAACCGGAGAAGATGCAGCAGGGGAGAGTCTTGAAGTCGAACAAACAGAAGAAGAAGTAGAGTATGAGGGTAATAAATACCGCGTACCCAAAGAACTGAAAGACGCCCTTCTCCGGCAGGCCGACTACACAAAGAAGACGCAAGAAGTTGCCGAAACGCGCAGGGCCATTGAGGCCGAGCGCGAGGCATTGCTTGCAAACCAGCGCGAACTAGCCCAAGCCGCAGAACGGCAAAAGGCAAACGTGCAGGTGTACGCAAAACTGACCGCGATTGACGATCAATTGCAGCAGTTCTCGCAAGTAGATTGGAACGCTCTTAACGAGCAAGACCCGATCCAGGCGCAAAAGTTGTTTATGCAGCAATCTCAACTGAGGGATGCCCGTTCTCAGTTGACTAATTATCTATCCGAGCTGGATTATCGACAGTCAATCGAGACGCAGCAAAAAATCGCGAAGCAACTCGAACAAGGCGAAGAAACCCTAGCGAAAGAGATAAAAGGGTGGTCAAAAGAGCTTAAAAGCGAATTAAAGGAATACGGGTTACAGGTCGGCTTCAGCAAGGAAGAAATGAGCCAAATCTATGACCCCAAGGCCGTTAAGCTGCTACACAAGGCTTTTATGTATGACCAATTAATTGCCAAAACGCAAAAGAAGCCAGAGCCTAAGGCTGAAGATATTAAGCCTACAAAGACCGTTACCAAGGGTACAACTTCCACAAAGACACCCGAAGAAATGAGTCCAGCAGAGTTCAATGCGTGGCGGCGAAAAATTATTGCCCAGCGTGGGCGATGACTTTTTACATTTCACTAGGAGACTCAAATGTCTAACACTTTTAAAGTAGTCGATATGGTCACTAAAGAGGCGCTTCGAATTGCACATGAGAAGCTCACCTTTATTGGCACTGTTGATCGTAAATATGACGATTCTTTCAAACAAACCGGCGCTAAACACGGCTCTACTCTGCGTGTTCGTGAGCCTAACCGCTACACTCGCCGCCAAGGTTCGCGTGTAATGGATGTTCAGGATCAAAGCGAAAGCACACAGACCATTACTGTAGCGACTCAGGACGGCGTTGACATGAAGTTCAACAGCGCCGAACTGATTCAATCGGTGAATTCTGGTGCGGCTTTCGATGATCTGTCCAAGAACTACATCGAGCCTGCTGTCGCTACTCTGGTGTCCGGTATCGAGGCTGATTTTATGGCTTACGCTACCAAAGCAACCTACCAGGTTGCCGGTAGTGCTGGCACCGCTGTGACCTCTCTGGATGCGCTAGTCAAGGCCCGCTCGAAGCTGAATCAATCCCTG